ATTTGTATGCACTATTACAATTAAAAGATTTGTGTATTTCAGACCTTCTTCTCATTTTATTCAGACAAGAGAAAGTTACCAAAATATATCTCACGGTCATTTGCATGGATGGCTTCTCGAGAATAAATTATCTGACAAAATTATATTATTTTGTCATGGTAATGCAGGTAATATTTCTTATGAGGAGAAGAGAATAACTATTCTTAGAAATTTGGGATACTCCGTTTTAGCTTTCGATTATTCGGGATATGGAAAGAGCAATGGAGTTCCAAATGAACAACAATTATATGACGATGCATCCGCTATGATTTCTGTTCTTCGTCAAAAGTATCGTCCTGAACAAATAATAGTATATGGTTTTTCACTTGGTGGTCCTGTTGCTACTTATGCGGCAAGGAGATGCGCTATTCCTACACTAATTCTTGAATCACCTGTTCCAAGTATTAAAATTTTGTTAAAAAGTAGGTATCCTATGTGTTCATTCGTTGCACCATTATTTCCAGAATTTGAAACGTATGCTTATTTGGACGGATTTAAAGGAAAAAGTCTTCTTCTTCATAGTCCGGAAGACGAGAAGATTCCATATGAAAGTGTAAAAAACTTAATCAATATAAGTTCTTTACATATTCAAACGAGAGGATCTCATGATAACCCTGTTATTCCATGGAATGATGTTAAAATATTTATAGAAAGCCCGTTGTGAGTATAAAAATGCCTTTTAAAATTAATAATTTTAAAACAGATATCACTTTTTCATATTGATTTCTAATCCTCCTTGTTTTTTTACTGCCTCAAGATCAGCTTTAAACTTATTTTTATCTATTCCTATTTTCTCTAAATTCTTTTCGAGAAAGAGTTCTTTTTGCTTCTTACCATTTCTATCAATTTGTTTATCTTGCAATTTAGATTTTAGACTAATCAATAGATCATTTCGTGACTTTTTTTTGTTATCCATTTAATTTTTTAATCTTTTGTTTTTAAGCGATAGTTATATTTTTTTGTTTGCTTCGTTGATCATTTCTGTAAGAATACTATCAAGATCATGTTTTGGTTCCCATCCCAACTTTTCCCTTGCGTTTCTCGAATCTCCATGTAGAGAATTAACTTCGCTTGGACGATAATATTTTGGATCTATGCGAACTACAATATTATCATCTACAGAAGCATATTCTTTTTCTCCCGTTTCATACCACTCAAGTTCCATTCCGACCATTTTAAAGACTTTATTTACAATGTCCTTAATCAAATGCTTTTCACCAGAAGCTATTACATAATCATCCGGATTTTCTTGTTGTAACATTAACCACATGGCATTCACGAAATCCTCAGCGTGTCCAAAATCTCTATAAGAGTAAATATTTCCAAGATAAAGACATTTTTGTTTACCTTTTGATATTGCAACAGCTGCTTGCACTATTTTTTGTTCAACGAACGTTTCACCTCTTCTAGGTGATGTATGATTAAATAAGACTCCGTTAACTGCAAACATGTTATAAGCTTCCCGATAATTTTTTACTATCCAATGAGAATATAGCTTTGCAACTGCGTAAGGAGAACGTGGATAAAATGGTGTATATTCGTTTTGGGGTACATCATATACTCCTCCATACATTTCTGAAGTACCTGCTTGATAAAATTTAATCATCTTTTTCTGATTTCTGCACGCCTCTAGAAGGCGTAAAGTTCCTAGAGCATCAATATCACCAGTATATTCGGGTGAATCAAATGATACTCTCACATGAGACATAGCAGCTAGATTATATACTTCATCTGGTTGGATTTCAGTGATCAATTTATCCAAACAGCATGAATCGCTCATGTCTCCGTAATGAAGAAAAAGTTTAGTATCCTTCTCATGTGGATCCTGATATAGATGGTCCAAACGTTGTGTGTTAATATTACTAGATCTTCTGATAAGTCCATGAACTGTATATCCCTTTTTTAGCAATAATTCACAAAGATAAGATCCATCTTGTCCAGTACAACCAGTTATAAATGCTATCATTTTCTCTATAGAAAACTATCTTTAAGCTATGGAGTTATTTTTTTTTGAAAATGAAATTATAATCATCATTAGCCTTTTATTTATAAAGAAAATGAACATTGACGCGGATGTATTATCTAGCGCTTCTCCACTTGAAAGATATATTATTTTAATGAATAATACTCTACGAGAACAAAATGAAGAACATCTAATCACGATCAAGAGTATGGAAAATAATTTAGATGAATTATATGAGTCTTTGAGTAAAGCAGAATCGCGTGCAGAAAACCTACATGGTCTTCTTACCAATTTGCACGAAAACGAGGCAAAACTGAGAGAGATGAGTGAAAACGATGCAAAAGTGATAGAAACTACTCGCTCCGATTTGCGCAACTATAAGATAAAAGCTAAGACTCATCTCAGATACTTGCAGATAATAATGGTTGTATTCTCAGCTTTTTATTACGAGTTCCACGGTTTTAATACGTTCACTCCAGTTGCTGCAATGCTATTTGTAATTGCGGCTTTTCAAGAATCAACACTTGACGGTATGATAGTTCGTTGATGAATTACATACGTTATGTAATAAAAAAAATTACATAACAAAATACTTTCTTTTTCAACACTCGATTACATGTTTTTCAGACTCTTCTTCCTCCTCATTTTCAGAATCAGATTCACTAGGGATTTTCATTTTTTCACATGCAATCTGAATTTTTGTAGATGTTTTATCTGCAAAATCTGACAAAATTTCACCTGTTTGAGCTTCCTCTTGTACACGTGTACTACCTGTGCCAACAGATGACTGTCCTCGATCAGATCCATCGTCATCGTACCCCATTTTCATTTTTGGTTCAATATATCCTCCTTGAGTGTGATTTACTTTAGATTTGGTATCTGTTAGAGTCTTATCGAATTTTTTAAGATAATCATTCATAACCCACGTGAGCACTTCCGGTACATTTTCTCGAATTTCTAACATTTCCGACTTTTTTTCTTGAATAAACTCCTGGGGTGTTTGTGTTCTCTCATGACGACCAAATGATAACATCGTATCTATATCCATTGAAATTTTTGTATACTTGAATGACGCATTTTGATGTTTATTCGTTTTCTCAGCGGTTCCAATAAAACTACTAACACCGCTTAATGCCGCAACGAATAAAGCTAGACCTCCGTTAATATATGTCCATGCTTCAGAACTTTGTTTATTGCTTGAAAAAATAGATGATGCAGTAATCCCTCCAATAATAACAACAGGTATTCCAAGTCTCTTATGCCAGTTGGCGTAATATTGAGCACACAAAGAGTGCATAATTGAATATGTTTTAGACATTTGGGCCCATTTTTTCAATAATTGTTCATGATAACGATTCCAGCTATTGCTCACGGTCATTTAAATTTAACCAAAGATTTAAATTAAAAAGCAACATCTTTTTCAAATCATAAGAGTTTTGGCTTGAATATATTTGTTACGCCATATTTTAAAGTACAGATAGTCTAATTTTGAGTGAAATTCTTCTAGGCTTCCATCGTTTTTCAATAGATAATCCCATTCTTCTCTCTTTATATTATCCAAAGCTGTTTCGCTCTCATGAGATGAACTACCCGTTCTCTTCTCAGAATCGATCTGTCTAACAATATTAACACAAACCCAGCCTTCCTTCTTCAAACCATACAATTCATTAGGAAAACGAAGATCTGATAGAAAAAAATTACCTTCCAAATGTGTATTTTTAATAACTAATTTTAGCCATACATCAGAATCCTTCTTTCTAGCCCACTCAGTGCCTATAAATTGTAGAAATTTACGATCTTTCTCTTCTTCAAACCCACATACTCTTTGTGCATATCGCTGTATAGGAGATGCAAATGAAATTTTATCACCTCCATACTTTTTAATCAGATAAGAACATGCTTCGTCCTTACCAACACCCATTTTATACCCAAAAGCAATTTTTATTTGCAAATTAGGACGCGATAGAGCTGAAATCATAATTATATTTAGAGATGAAATCTTTTAATATGTATTTTTTGATTCAGAAACTTATTTTGATAAAGCAAAATAAGTATTATACACTTTCTCGATAATGAGTTCCGTTCCGACAAAATTATCTAACATTTTGTTGTTTTAAATGAGAAAAGGTATAAACGAATCAGTTTTGACCATATCTAAATTCCTTTGAAATTGGATTAAGAGTTACAATGTCTGTTAGATCCTCTTTTACATACCCCCATTGTTTGTACCATTCTTCACCATAATGTTCTTTCAGTAATACATGATCATTTTCTTCTAGCATAGAAGGATGCATTCCAGACTGCAGAGATGTTTGAATATAAGCCACCGCTTCGGCGATTGGAGGCTCAAAGCTTTGTCCATTTTCAAAATCGATACGACCATATAGATGGTCTCCAATGGTCTTATATTTCTGCTTATCTTCTTCTGATAATGCAGCCATAGCAGATCTAACCATTGGATTGTCGAAAAGATCATTAGCTGCACTTGCCTTAGTATCAGAACAAGCTTTAGAAGTTTTACTCTTTTTTCCCATCTTTACTTAGATTATTCAATGTTTTTAAGTATGTTTTAACATTAATAAAATATTATTAGTCTAAAATGAATAATAATATCATTTATGCTTTCTACTACTACGTGATTTTTTACTTTCTACTACTACGTGATTTTCTACGTGGTGATTTCTTAAATACTTCTCTTTGAAAAAATGTTTCTAACGGCATGTGCTTACGTTTAGCAAGTTTAATACCTATTTTATACAAAAAGTCTCCATAAGATTGGATAAACTGTGTATATGTAGAAGTAACGTTCTTTATTTGTTTCAGAGCACCAACAGATATCTGTTCTCGTGTCAAATCTGGATATTTCATACGCAAATCTGCATACCAAGTCGACCAAACTACGCAAAAGTAGTCAAAATCTCGATTTTCTTTCGCTTGTATAGATTGATAAAGATATTTACCGTACGGAAAGACCTTTAAAGGAGCGTAACACTCAGTAATCATATCATTATGTACATATTTATGTAAGTAAGCAACAAGTTGTTCATCAAAATTTGCTGGGTGATAGCCTTTATTCGTAATACCATAAGGTTCGAAACGTTCTAATTTTTTGTTACTCTTGTCGTAAATTAACATATTAATGTGTAACGATTTATCTGGATCAGCTAGAATATTATCAGGATCAAAAGCTAACATTATTAATATAAATCTTTTAGTGGTATCGTCATAACACTTTTTAATAGGCTTCCAAAGACTTTCATCTGCGATAAAAGTTTGTGTTTTAATGTCATAAACCAAACTTGTTTTTTCCCATTCACCAATATCATATCCTTTTTTTGATATCCTTTTATCTGAATTTCTAAGTATTCCAGAAGGTAATACTATGCAAGCATAGTTATATTTATGTTTTAAATACAACATACATGCCAAAGCTGTCCAAGGATATCCTCTATATTCTGTTTCATCAATTATCTCTTCTGGTTTTACCACTTCAAAATCAGGCGGAGGTTCGTGCAAATATTCTTTAAAATCTTCAAGATTTATCTTGTCAGTAAACTCTTGAAATTCTCTATTGGAAAGCAATTCTTCAAAACTAACATCTTTAGGATCAACTCCATCAGTACTTACTAGATTCATATCTAAAATTTCACGGTCTGACATATGATTAATAATATATCGTATCAAACCCGGTCTTGTTGTATCAAATGGTGTTTGTTTTTCTTTAAGATCGTAAAGATCTATAATGAATAAGAGATCTTGAACAGTATAAGGTTGTAAGACAGGAGTAAACCTAAGTTCACGTTCACTAGGTCCACTTTGAAAAGAAGTAGCCATTATTTATTAATAATGCTTTATAAAATATTTTGTAATTATTTAATTACAAAATCTGGTAATTACTAAGACAAATACACCCATTTCTCTCAAGCAGAATTTTTAAGATACGTAGTAAACACACGAGCCGGATTCGTAGCAGTTTTTAATTGATCACCTACCCTTGTTAGAAATGAAGCGTAAGAACGAATAAATTGAGTAAAACTATACGTATTTTTTCGTAATTTTTCTATAGCAATAGAAATAACTTCGGATCGAGACTTTTTCGGGTTAGACAAACGAACATCTGCATACCATGCAGCCCATGCTACGCAAAATCCTTCCGCATCTCCAAATTTTTTTTGGTTTTCCGCTACCTGAATAGTCTGGACATTAACTGCTGGACAAAAACATACTGGAGCAAAAACCTCATCAACCATATCTCTAGATATATTTCTGTTAAAAAGGTTACCAAGTTCTTCCTCCAATTCTGGTATATTTAATGCGCTAGTTTCTGGTACCATCCCGTGTGGCTCAAAACGCTCAAGAGATTTTGTTTCCGAGTTGTAGATCAAAAAATTTGCATGACTGGATCCTGGAGCATTAATACCTAAAGGCATTACAATAAATCGAGCTTTTCTTTTCAAACAAGCTCTTACCGCGTCCCATAATCCTTTTGGTATATTAAACTTCTTCTTAGTTGTACTCCATGATAAAGAAGTATCATCAAAACTCGTAACACTTAAAGCTTTTTTTGTCAAATTTCCAGAATTAGTCATTAGATCAACTGGAATAGCTACACAATCGTTTTTATGCTTATTCATTAGATAAAGCATTGAAACTAAATCTTCCCATGGTTGTCCCCTAAATTTAGTTGTTTGAACTAACGGAGGTTTGAACATATGAAAGCTTGAACTACCTGAAGAAGAAGTTGGATTGCTTAGCATTTTTTGTAACTCGGTGAATCCACCAATAAAAACACCTTTGTTATAAATAACAGGAAAATATTTATATCCTTTTGTCTCCGAAGCCTTTACACGAAAAAACTCTTCTTTATCTACTTTATTAACTTCTGATTCAGTGTACTTTAAACCAAGGCTATACAAAAGATCTTTCGCTTTTTTACAATAGTTACATCCATCCATAGTATAAATATACCAGTCTGGTTCACATATTTTAGCATTTAAAATGTCATTAATAATCTTCTTACCCTTATCACCATCTCTATTAACGCATCTACCACTTTCTGGATTGCAAATCTTGGTTGAAACGCATACTTTTGTGGCACACTTGCCAACTGGTGGTGAGTAAGGAAGTGTAAATGGTGGAACATATGGGGTAAAAGAGTCTGGCTTAACAAGAAGCTTACCAATAGCACCATCTCTATTAACACATATTCCGCTACTTGGATTGCAAATCTTAGACGGAATACATACTTTTCCGTAACATTTGTCGTTATTCACAATTGCTTTAATTACTTGAGGGGTTGGTTCAGTCGTTCCTGCTATTTGTTGTGCAATAATACTTTCTCTAATTAGACATATTAACTCTGTCTTGCGTAGTTTAGAGTATCTACTTAGATTCCTCTTCCTCGCTATTTCACGAAGATCTGCAACTTTAAGATTTTCTAATGGTATATCCATATTTACTTAAGTATAGCAAAAAAAATATTAAGTTTAAAGATTTTTATTCAATTCTTCTTATGAGATCACGACGTGTATTTCGTTTATATATCACGATCGCAAATATAATTACAGATATACATATAAACAAAATAATAGCGGTGATTATGTATGGATTATAATTGTGCTCAATCGATTTACTAACAGATAAAAGTTCTTCCTTCTCTTTAGCTGCTATTTCTAATATGTTAAATGGTTTGCCATCATTTTTAGATGATACAAGATCGTTGCAAAAGATTACACAATTTTGAAGTGGATGAAGCTGTTTTTGTGGATCAAAATCGTACAATAATGGAATATCTGAAATCCATGGAATACATCTTCCGTTTATACACTTAAAACTATGTTGAGAACTCGTCATCACATAAATAGGTGAAATATGAGTTTTAGTCCAATTTGGCGATGACGATGGAGGTTTAGAATCAAAACTAGGGAATACATTTTCTCCCATCATGTGAAAATAAAGAGGTATAGTATTCGGAACATATTGATTATATGCTATAAAATATACACATTCTTCTTTGATATTGTAAGGATCATACATCAAATACATATCCTGTGTGTTGTAAGGAAATGCGGTATTTTTCTTTGCACAAAAGATTTTCATACCAACTGGTACAGGGCGAAAATTGGGAGATACTGCATAGAAAGTTCCACCAGAAACCCATTTTTCATTTGGTTTATCATCTTTGTCACATTCAAAACCTATAACACCATCCTTTATATATTTACGAGGTCCACTTATGTATCCTAAAAATGTATTTGTTTCTGGTTCAATATAATGCCAAATACAATAAGGAATCACAATATTATCATCACTCATTTATTTAATGTCAGGTTTTTTATGATCAAAAAAGTCATTTCAATAAAGGTGTCGATGACTCTCTAATAGAGATATGTGTATAACACGTCGTGTGTTCTAGCTGACCACAAATATCTGGAACATCAAAATCTTTGATATGCCCAAAATTTTTATTACACATATCTCGAATATCTTTCGGTATCATTGAATTTGTATCTGATGCGTCACTAATGTCTTGCTTTATGTGTTTTAAAAATGCACCACAATCTCCTCGACACGATCTCGGTATAGCTAAGACCTCCTGTATTTTTCTCGTGATACAACTCCATCTTCCAGCAGACTGTTTAAAGTTATTTGCCAATATATTCCAATTTAGCTTATCTTGAATCATATTAATAATTCCAACACCAATTGATACACAACCAAAAATGATTGATATTTTATTTTGATCAATTGGTATCATTCCACCACCTATAATTAGGTTTGCTACTCCACTCATCGAAATAATAGTGTTTGTTGTTATAGTCATGACTGTTGAACGAATACTATATCGTGAATATGCTTCTGTATTCATCCAATTAAAACACTTGGATTGATCACACCAATTAGCAAGCATCTCTTCTTCAACCCTATTCCATCTAAGACAATCCTTTTCTACACTATTTTCCATTTTACATGTTCTCAATAAAAAATAATATTGAGAACCAAGAGTTTTTTTATACTAGAACTCCATTAACAATAAGAGACTGTTCTATAAATCCTTTGATATCTTCTATTTTTAATGTGTAAGGTACTTCTATTAAAAGAATACCATTTTCTTTACATATTCTACGCTTCATATCATCTCTGTACTTTTGATTTAGAAATGCCTCTTTATTTTTATGAAAAAAGGGTATGAATTTATAGTGTTGAACACCATTATATTCTACCGCGATTCTAAGTTCAGGATCAAAACAATCAAGTTCTAAATTAAAGTCACCACCTGTAACTGGATTACGTAAGAAATCAGGACGTGCTTTATCAAAACTTCTATTAAATAGAAGCTGTAAAACACGTCTACATTCTATTTCGCCTTTGCTATCTTTAGGAGGCGATTGTCGAGGTATTTTGTTTTCTGATATTGTGGGTATCATCAATAAAGATGATAAATTCTCTCTTCTTGTCCAACTACCCTTTTTTCCGGTAATCTTGCGATATAGACCAACAAGAAGAACAAATGAGATACAAAAACCAAGAGTTAATTCAAAACCGTAATTTTCCCAGATTTTTTTTAACTTTGACAGCATTTTTAGTTATTATCACGTTTTTTTTAAAAACGAACAGTGAGACTAATCAATATCTTCAACTCCTGTTTGGTTTATATAAATAGAAATTTCTGCTTTACATACAGGACATGTAGGCTTATATTTACCCCATTCCTTAATACACTTTGGATGGTAAACATGTCCACACTCTAAAACGGATACATCTTCTTTCTTTTGGAATTTATCAGTGCATATAGAACACTCGTCGTAATTTTTGTCAGTAGTATCATAAGGTTGTGTTCCAACAAGAACATCTACGTTATCATTTCTACGTAACTGAAGATCGTTCTCACTATTTTGTATTGCTATTTGATAAGGATCAATAAATATAGGCTCAAGTACAGTCATCATATTCAGTATTGCTAAAAAAGCATCCGATGTTGAGTTAAACTGAAATTGATCAAAAGTATCTGTTGGTGGTAATACGTCTCCTAAATATTCATCTGTATGCACTCTGAATCTAATACGTGATGACATTTATTTTATTTATATTCAGAAACAAATTTCTTAAATCACCCTTAGTAAAATGGACTGTGGTTCCAACCAAGCTCTTCAAATAAATCTTTACATATTTCATCGTGAAAGAATTTTCTATCAATCGTTTTAAGTATAATAAATTCCTCTTTCTTACATGGATGTCTGTGCCTACGAAGTAATTGAAAGAGAACGTATTGAGTATTAATAAAATTCTTTCTTTCAATATATTTAAACTTCTTGTCATATAGATCAGTAAGTACATCAAAGTCATCAAGAAGTTGCTCCTCCAAATAAGATATATCATCTGGTTTAATACCGGTAAAATTGTAATGTATGAGATGTACATTTTCGTAATGTTTTGAGTATCCAAGTTCCTTAAGAAAAATGAGAACGTGATTCTTTGTTACATCAGCAAATTTAACTTCTTTAGGTACACCTTCACCACCTTTAAGAAGATGATGTCTATCAAATTGTATTTCTAAATCATCATATATTTTCTGTTGAATAGTACTATTCTGTTTACCCTGATATTGATTTATACAATCCCTAAAATGAACCTTTCTATCATAAGTATATTTACTCGAGATATTAACTCTATCAATATCAGTGTAAGAAGAATTATGTTTCATTACTGTTTGTCGAGCGTAGCATTTTGTACATATATATGTATTATTATCTACTATATCAAACTCTTTTTTGTTAGAGCAGTTAGGACATGTAACTCTTTGTGGTTTATCATTTTCGAATTCTAGATCAACATACTTTGATGCGGATTCTAAATAAAGTTCAATAACATTATTCTTTTCTTTATCTTTTTTACAGAGTCGTCCCATAAAACTCACTTTTACAGGTGTTTTTAAAATTTCTTTGTATTGTTCTATGTAAGGAAGAGTTTCCATAATATAGAAATGATAGTTTTTTTGTGTTTTCAAATCATCAATATGCGCTAGTAATTCACGATTAGCCTTTTCTAAACTGAATCTTATCCTACGACGAAGATTCTCGTTTTTTAACGATTCTTCTATCTCCCGCAGCTTCTCCTCGTGATCTGGAAGTTTTGAGATCTCCTCCTCGAAATTCTTACGTATATTAGCATCTATACTCAAAATATCTAGTTCTGTCATAGACTTTATTCTTTCTAGAGACTCATTTAAGCTCGCATTTTCCATTTCATTTTAATATTTAAAGTATATATTTTGTTAAAAAAATGAAAAATTATCTTGCGCTAATATAAAACAATGTCTTCCATCTCTACATCGAATGTAACTTCTGGGTTCATTGATCTCGCCACTTTTGACGAAATCGAGAAGTACCTCTATGGTGGTCACGATGCCACTGCTTATTTCGTTCGCGAAACGCGAAAGGCTACCTGGTTCACTCAGGTTCCGGTCGTTCTCTCTCGTGCTGCCGGCTCGCCGGGTTTCGGCCAAGAGTGGTCGGTTGCTATTTCGCGTGCTGGTGATTACATGCTTCACACGTGGCTTCGCCTCACTCTTCCCAAAGTAACAGGAGGCGGCTCGAACGTAAGGTTGCGCTGGACTCGTAATCTCATGCACAACATTATTCGCGAGTGCTCTATCACGTTTAATGATCTGATTGCTGCTCGTTTCGACAATTACCACCTTGATTTCTGGGCTGCCTTTACGGTGCCGGAAGGCAAGCGTAATGCTTATAAGAATATGATTGGAGACATAGATGAACTAATTCAACCTAAAAACGTACTTCCGTCAGCTGTTCTAAATCTTCCTCTTCCTTTCTTTTACAGCCGGGACAGTGGTGTTGCTCTTCCTACTGCCGCTCTACCCTATAACGAGATGCGAATCAACTTTTATTTCCGCGATTGGAATCAACTTCTAATTTCTCAGACTGGCGATGGTACGGGAGGAGAGGACGATCGTGCAGTTGTGACAGCTGCAACTTTTGATAATGGTGCTCTCCCAGTTTTGGGTAGCACGCAGGTTTGGGCCAACTATGCAATTGTTTCTAACGATGAGCGCAAGCGTATGGCGTGTGCTCCTCGTGATATTCTAATTGAGCAAGTACAAACCGCTCCTCGTCAGTCGTTTACTCCGGCTACTAACGCTCAGCAGTCGTTTGACATTCGTTTCTCGCATGCTATCAAGGTTTTGTTCTTCGCCGTACGCAATTCAACTTTTGCTGCTGAAGGTTCTAACTATGTTACTACGTCGCCTATACGAGAAGGCACCGTTATGAATTGGGCTCCTGACGATGGTGCTAACGACCCTATTGGCCAAACGTCTCTAATCTATGAAAATACCAATCGTCTTGCTCAAATGGGTTCTGATTACTTCTCGTTAGTCAATCCTTGGTATCACGCGCCGGTTATCCCGACGGTTACCGGTTACCATTCGTACTCTTATTCCCTTGATTTCATCAGTCTCGACCCGATGGGTTCCACGAACTACGGAAAGCTTACCAATGTGTCGATTGTACCCGAAGCTAGCGCTAAGGCTGTAGTTCTCAATGGTACCACCTCCGAAAATGAAAGTTTCAAACAGACGTACGAGTTCATCGTTACGGCTGTCAATAACAACATTATTCGTGTGTCGGGTGGTGCGCTTGGTTTCCCGGTGCTTTAAAAGAATTCAAATCTTATTTTTACAAAAAAATAAGATAATCAATGTAGGAATATGTGTATCTTTTTATTTTCTAAATCTTAAATTAATTTGATATAAAGAGAAATTTTTATAAGCTCAAAATGAGTAACTTTGATATCAATGATGTAATTAATCAACTTGTTGATAAACTGGCTGATAAGTTAAAGGGTCAGTTGATAGCTGCTGTTGCTAAAAGCGAAAAGCAAGCTATTAAGCGATATATCGCTTCTCAAAAGGATACTGGCAAGTCAGTCAAAACGACAAAGGGAATTTCTGCAACTGGTAGTTCAGGATCTAAAAAGACGTCACCACCTCGTCGTGCTGTCAAGCGAGAGTCTGATTATAAAAGGGATTGCAGTGAAACAGAATCGGATTCAGATTAGAAAAATGATAGATAGTTTTTGTCTTGTTATGTTTTATATAACAAGACTTGTATGCATTAATTAAATAGAGACTTCATAGTATCAAACTTCTTCTTGATTTCATCATACTTCTTCTGCAAATCCGCAAGAGCAGATACGTTCTCTGCCAATTGAGACTTTACAGATGTGTTCTCTTCAATAAGAAGATCAAATTCAGCCAAAACTTGTGTTGTAAATCCATCAGTAAGATTCTTAATAGACCTTGTATTCTCTGAAACCTTGGGTAAAGATTTAGTCTCCTTAGGAGCGACGATCTCCTTAGGAGCGACGTTCTCCTTAGGAGTTGATTCTACTGGCTCTTCTTCAGATTCCTCATTCTCAGCTTCTTCCGTATCAACTTTTTCGGCTTCTTCAAATAGCGACTCATCTGGCTTGAATTTCCATGTCTCACACAAACTTAGCGCCTCGTCATCAAGAGGAATTATTTCATCGTCTACATACCTACCGATTACAAGCCTATCCTTTTGCGACTTAAAAACCAGAGTAGATTCTGGATGCCAAATAGTATTATGCGCATTAAGCTTCTTTAGAACAATTTTTTTAGATGAAGTACTCATTTTTCTAGTTTATAATGTTCTTTTTAGATTGAAGAAAGAAATCACTTTTAAAATTACGTACTTGTCTATCTTACATGTATGTTTCTTTGATTTCAAAACAGTCAATAACCTTTTCTTCTTTTAATTTGTCAAACTTATATTCTAGAAATTTTATCATTTCTATTTCATTATCTGAAGGTCCCGAGAACTGCTCTTCGTTAGTATATTTTGGTATTTTTGTGTAATCAACAGGAAATGGATATGTATGACCACTTCCGATCCATTTCCATCCATCAGGAAAGTCTTCATAATCCCAATATTTGGTAGGTTTAGTGTAGAATACAAATAAGGTTTTGTTAACATGTTCTATATTACTCATTTTATCATTTTTATAGAGTGTGTTTAAATACATTTATTACTAAGTAGTAATAAATAAAGAAAAGACTGAAACGTGTTTCACATACTCCATAGACTTTTCTCATTTCTGAGCAGTCGAGCTCTTCGTAAGACACGAAAGCAGTTATATTTATTATTCAGATTTTAATAAGATGTAGCCTGTACCGTATTCATCCTGCCATTTAGTGATACCGATCTCATCGATGGCATATAGTTCTCGGTATTAGTACTGAGTTCTCTATTACCAGACCGTTGCTCAATAAATTTGGCCATTTCCTTCGAAGATTCAGATGAACCACCCATCTGTTCCAATGCACCCCGTCGAAGATCTTCAACACTGCTAGGCGGATTAAACCACCCGTTATCAACCGGTTTGATAGGTAGATCACCACGAATCGGGTCTCCTTGGCTACGAAGACGGTTATTCCTGTTAGAATGGATAATACGTTCAAAGAATATACATTGAGATGGCTGACCATTTTCGTCTACATTAAGAACTCCTGCCATAGTTTTAAGCGGAAGCAAATCAGCTGTATGCGGTAGTTCACCACCAGTTAAAGACTTATAATTACCATCTGAAAAATTAGGTTCCATATACTTGCTAGAATTGTTGAATTGTTCGCTTACATTATCAACCTTCATACAACCATTATATTTACCTCTGAAACCTTCTTTAACCATATCTACATAATCAAGTGGTTTGGCTGGCGCAGCCATGTTTCCACTATCTGGAAAATTTACCCTAGCCAATGGTCCGTGATTGCCTGGATCAAAGCGAGGACTGAGCATCCCTTGAAAATTAGGAGTACTAACAAAAGCACCTTTGTTATAAGAGTGAGTCGTTTCCAATTCATTAAGCTTAAGCTCGTTTACTTTATTGGAATGTAGAGAGAAGGTCTTACCCTTCATATAATCATCCCAGCTGTACGCACCGCACCATTCTTTCCTGGTTGTCGTCGATGGAAGATTAAAACTAAATCCTTCAGTGCTGGTTACATTTTTAGTATTAATATTACAAATTGCGAATACAGAAATTGCAACCGCAAAAAGCGTAGCAATAAATTTACCGTCAAACATTTTATTTATACTGAAGAAAGAAAATAAAAACAAAATTCTCTATGCATGTCTGAAAAAGATAATTTTATTTAAGTTTTAAAATAATCGAATCATATAATTTCAAGTACTCTTTTGCTTCATCGCATATATCATCTTCTTTTGATAATTTACTCTCTAATTCTGACTTATCTTTTACATATAATTCTCGTGCCATGAAAATCAAAGTGTTTATGTTAGAACTATTATTTTTCATAAAAAGAGAGTTTGTATCAAGTAGTTTTTTGAAAATGACCATATAATATTCTCTATGAGCATCCGATAACTTATAATACGATTGATCAACTATTATCATTTCGATGATATGTTTGTATTCAGTCAAATCATCTATTTTATCATCTTCTAATAGTTCGAGAACCTTTCTTGGGCATAGAAAAGTCTCTTCTGTGTATGGTGCAGGATTTAATTGGTCAATTTTTTTATCTAATGAATAAGTAATATCTTTTTGAATTTTTGTTTCTGGACCTTCAATTCTTGTTTTATATATACGTTGTAAAAAGCTCATTATATCTTCATAAATCTTTTGATGTTTATCAGTTGGCTTACCATTTTCTTTCAAAAATCGAATCATATCATCTCGCACAGATGTTAGATTTCTTTCTAGACTCTGTGCAGTATAATAGATAAAGAAAAGATTTTTTGGTTGTGGTAGAGTAGATTTCATCAAACGTGAGAATACATTAACATATGTTTGAAGTCTTTCATCAAAGGAGGATGAGAATATATATTCAAATACTTGTCTACCATTTCCTTTGTCCATCAAATTTGTATATTCTCCTGGTTTAGCATGTCCAATCACCCCAGTCGGCTTATTTTCAGTTTGTAATAATATATATTTAACTAGATCGTAAGGTGTACGTTTTTCAAGCTCATATTTGTCATCATAGATAAGTGCTTCGTATTTTCTGCGATACTTTAAGAAATCGCGCAGATCCTCTAATTCTTGAAATATTGTTGGTCTGTATTTAGTACCTGATATGAAATTGGCTAAGTGTAGAATATCTATCGCACCAATACCCTCTCTTTTCAATTTATCTTCAAATGTCTTTTCATCTAAAAATTTATTTACAATATGATCAAGAGTTCTGACTAGAAGAATTATGATATCCTGGCACGTACTAACCTTAAACATATTAACAAACCCATGATGAACTCCGTCAACAATAGCATGAGACTTTCCAAAGTCTATCATGACCGGTATATTGTTCGTGAGAACTTTGATTTTTCGTTTATGAGAAAGTACATAGTAGTAATCTTTTTTTACTGCAGTTTTCTTTAAGATAATATTCCATGGAGTCAAATCATAATGTACAAATCCACACTTATTTTGTGCTACTTCAATAGCTAAGCATAGTTGTACAATGATACTAAGAAAATCTTTAAAAGAGAAATCTGCATGGTTTATATAAGCTGAAAGAGTCATTCCTTCAATGAATTCAGATATTACGTTCACAGTACCTCTTTCAGAGTCTCTATACATATCGAATACATATGCAAAGTTAGGAACATATTGACATAATTTGCTGAGGCAATTAGAACCGATGTATGCCTCGTGAATATGTTCTTTCATTTTTTGTGTATCATATGTCGTTTTGATCGCTACTTGAAAACCGGCAATTTCAGCACGTCTAACTATTCCGAGTTTATTACTCTGTATTTGTTGTTTGTTAGTTGCTATTTTTTCAAAATCACTTTCGTGTATAACTTTTCTAATCATCCATTGTATTCCTTGAAGAAGTCCGTAGCATCGCTCTATTTTTGGAACAGAATCTAGATAATCAACACCCTTTAAAACAGTACGATCATCAGCCTTTGAAATTATAGGAAATGATCTAGATAGATCTTTTTCTTCGTTAGAAATAAGAACGTCAAGTGGAGATACAGTATTGTAAAGATACATACCCATTTCTTGTTTAAGATTTACAAGAGTTTTTTGCATATAATCCAATACACCATCTTTTTGAAGATATGTATTGAAGAATAATCTTGCGTTATCTGCGATCTTCTTACACTTTTCATCGTTATCTCTGCACCATTGGATTTTTTCTATAAGATCTGATAGATCTGACTTTACCGAAACATAATGTACTCGATCAGCTAACAAATCACTATACCAAATTTTCCACTGAGATTTGACTAAAAGTATTACAGACCCCATACTTAATTCTAAAGAAAGGCGGAATGCGGCAACGTGGCCCTCTACATGCACGATATATTTGTATTGAGATTGTTCTTTTGGAGTTAACTTATATGATATATACTTTCCACCTGTACCAACATTTCTGTAACTACCGTTAACATATACGTAATATCCTTTCAAATCTTCTACATATTTACCAGTATTTCTATCACGACTATAATACTTTTTGCGAGTATCTACTGAATATTTTCCACTAGAGTCGCGTTTGTAAATATCAATACCTTGTCTTTTGAGAGATTCAATATCTATAGTTCTTAGTTTCTTTTCGGTTTGAAGTTTTCTGGGTCTAAGATTCCATCCAGTAATACGAGCATCTAAATATTCTGTATGTGTGATAGAAAGTTTTGCTAAACGTAACCTGGTGTTTGTTTCTAAATCAACACCGCACCCTGTAGTAGATCCTCTGAATACAGCAATCGGTTTTTTATCAGCCCATTCAGTGTCAAATGTAGCAGAATAATCTTGAACTGTGTGAGGAAAATATTTACCTTCTAAACTCTGTATTCTTGCCCAGTCATCCCAAGTAGGCATCATCACATCTGCATATCTTTCAGATGATGACATACTTAAAATAGGAAGATATTTATCATATGAGTGTGAAACCAAACGTACCTGATCAGAACCCCAAAGATGATGATACGCCTCTGTACCATCGCGAGTAATAATAGGAAAGTCTCTACGGTTGATAAAAAACTCGATATCTGGTAGATTTCCTCGTGAACAAAGCTCTTCGAGCATATTTTTCATATTTCCAACATTAGAATCGCCTTCATTGAGAGGCTTTTCGTAACGAATAAGACAATTGTTTCCAAACCATTCTTTTTTATTTGTATTTACTTTCTTTGCATCAAAATGTGTTCCTCTTCCTTCTGCGTCAGAGATCTGTTTGAGCAACTCTAATATCTCTCTTTCATCTTGTTGTATATTAACATGCCATTCATTTATGAAATTAGCTTTTGAGAATGGTAAAAACACTTTTAACTCGTTATTTTGTATCTTTACAAAAATACCTTTTTTGAATTTGTGAAAGATGTACCTAAATGTATTCAAAGTTGCGTCGGCGTCAACATTCTTATATTTACTCCATACTTCTTCATGCTTTCTTATTGCTTCGAATAGATTTGTTGATAAAGAAGGAAGGTTAGAGCATACCTCTCCATTTGTAGCATCACGATATTGTTGGAATTGATCTTCATCACCTGCGTGAAATATATCTTGTAAAAAGCCTTTGTATCTATTATTGGTATTTGTCGTTTCCTTATGATTTAAGGCTTCTTCTCTTGAAAGAAAAACGTTTGGTCCCGCCTGAAGAGATGCAGTTGTTGTCATTTTATATCTCGTTGATATTTTTAATACAAAATGTGTATTAAAATCCAATTTTTTTTAATTTACGGTTTAGGTAGTTTTTTAACTTTTATAGTGGTTTTTCCAACAGGTGGTTGTTTTTGTACATCCTGAAATCTAGAATAAGTAGCCTTCGGATCAGAAACACCTAATTCTTGGAAAAAAGATATAAGCGCTTCTTCCTTATCCTTCTTCTTCTTTGATGGCCTAAGCTCTTTTTGTTCTAAAATAATCGCCTTTCCTTGGTATTTAAGACCAAGCTGACCCTTTTCGTTCAAATAGTCTGTTATATTTGCCTCCAACTCTTTGATTCGTTTTCTATGTTGAGAATTCTTGATATTATTTCTCTTAATTTCGTATTGTATGTTTTCTAATTCTTCAACGTATGCTTTTATTGACATCTTTTGCAAGATAAATAATTTCTATTTAGATCAAAAAAAAACTAATCTGTTACCTTAGATAAAGATGACTGAATATACGATCGAACGTTTTGATGCGGTCATGATATCTGGTAAAATTGCCTCACCAATGATATATATCAAACAAGATCCGGAACTTTTAGAATTTTTCAATAAAAACAAAAATGTAGTTGGATGCGAGATCAATGGAACAAAAACTTATCACGATGGAGGTATAATACCTGGTATAGTAAATACACATAGTTTTGGCAGACCTATTTTTTTTAGAGATTCTGGTCTTGTAGCCATTACACTCTTAACAGAATTTCGTTCTTATCCAGAATATGGATCTAATGGTACAGTAAAGTTTTCAGGAGTAGAATGAGACTTAATAGATCGTTTTCTTCTTTTTACTACTATAAAAGTTGGTTGAGAAAAAATTCTGCCATATAACTGCTTGAAGAGTAATCTAAGATGACCAGTTATACCGATATTTCCTATTTCTATACATTTTTCTAAACATTCTATTTTTATCCATCCAATCCCGTTTGCATCGTTTTTAGGATCTTTTTCTTGTACATTTACAACACATTCATTCATTTCTAAATAGAAATAAGTAGCTTTATTGTAAATTGCGAATGGATTCAATAAAGACTCTTTAGAAATATCCAAACCTGTTTCTTCCATTACTTCTCTTATTGCGCATTCAGCAACCGTTTCACCCTCTTCTAATGTACCTTTTGGAGGACCCCATAAGTGACCACGTGATTGAACAATTAACACTTTATTTGTTGTTGGATCACAGATGAAAACACCTGATTTCTTTCGTCGACCATGAAAATTTTCATATAACAAATCTTGTATATATGGTTTATACTTGAGTGTACAACAACCATCATGACATAGAAATGTTTCCATTTTATATGTATTATACACTCTTAAATATCAAGTTCTAGATGATGAACATGTAGAGACTCTAGACGACCGATTCGATTTGCTCTTCCAATGATTTGATTTTGTGTATTTGCAGACATTTCATGGTATAAAATAATATCAGTCGCCTCTTGTAAGTTAATACCCGCTCCATTAAAATTTGAATTAAGAAAAATAACGCTAGCGTCTCCAGTCTTAAAACTTTCTATACTATGTTCTCGTGTCTTCCTATTTCCAACCACTAGAGAAAAAATGATTCCTGCCTCTTTTAGCATTCGACAGATTGGTTTGAAAGTAGCATCGTACTCTGAGAAAATAATAAATTTACCATCCTTTTTAGATGTCAAAATTTCATTCACTTTTTCTAACGGAGTTTGCCTTTTTTCTTTATCCAAAGGTTTCTCATCTTCCTTACAATCTCCTTTAAGATAAACCAATTCGTTTGTAGCAATCTCAGCTCTACAAAGAGGACAACTTTGCTTTGTACGTAGCCAAGTAAGAAGACATTCTCCACAGAAAAGATTTTGACATGATGGTTCCATTATAGGATTATTCAGTTTTACAGTACATATCGAGCACACATCTTTTAACATCGCTTCGAATCTAGAACTAAGCTGATCAAGTTTGTTTTTAATACTCACGAGTTTAAGAGATGCGATTTCTAACTTTTTATCGTCTTTTTTAATATCACGATAATTGATAACATCTGCTTCCACAGAAGACATTTCGTCAAGTAATTCTTTTTTAACCAATTCTAATATATTTTCTGTCTTTTTTCCGCCTAATGCTGTAACAGCGCCTTCTATATTACCTGCTGCTATCATTGTGTGTATAGTATTACTAACTAGACCAAACACTGCTCGAAAAACAGGTTGAAAACATTTATGGTAATGATGATACGTTTGAGGAGTATTGAAAGAAGCATGTACGAAATCGAGATCATTCCTTAATACCATACCTGCAAATTGGTCTTCAATTTTATGCCACTCTTCGCCAATAATTTTCTTCATAAAACTACCTCTGCAATTTCTATGTCGTAGATTAATATCTTCTGGTGTGGCTGTTACCATCCAATAAAACCCAGCATGAATTTCTTTCATACCAGATACTCTTATATGTCCTGGTTCATCAAATATAAATCGTTTCCATGCATATTTAGAGTAAGATATTGCTAAATTATTAAACATTGATGTAGTTACTATAACTACATCATAATCCTCTACACATACAGTTTCGACGTCTTTTCTACTTTCAATTATCTTAACTTTTAGAGTAGTATGTTCAAACTCTTTTTCCCATTGAGAAACAATAGAAGTTGGAACCAAAATTAAAGTGGTTTGAAGCTTATCATATCTCTCTATACGACGAGATGTTATTAATCCAGCTGACTCAGTTATAACTACTTCTTTTACGAATGGAATATCCAAATCCCACTCCATTTTATCTCTAGCAATCAGACCTATCATTGATAATGTTTTTCCATAGCCTGTTATATCAGCATTGAAACCTAACCGGGTTTCTTTGACTCCCCAAGTGAATTGAACCATCTTTTCTCTCTCCAAAGTCTCCATTTGATATATACTGGCTAGTTGGTGTTTGAAAAGAGTTTTTTTTAAATTATGTGGTTGTGCTACAAGTGGTATATTATCAAAATCGTTCATTTTTTTATTAATTGATTTGCAATTAATAAACCATTATTATATTATAGATGCCAATAATGTTTGAGACCATCTTATAGCTCTTTCATTTTGAGAGACATTTTTAATATGAAAAAGAAAAATATCAGACGATTTAAACTTACGAATCCAATCTCTGAGCATATGTCGTGCATCTAATTCTAGAATAATAAAATAAAAACGCAAATATGGCATTAAAGAGTCTTGATAGGCAAGCAGATTGTATAATTTTTTTACGGTATCTTCCTTTTCTTTTGCTTTAGGATGTCGTATTGTTATTTTCAATAGTTTATCAATACATAAATCAAGCTCTTCTTGTTGTGGAATTTTAATTTCAAAAACTTCTTTCAGAGTATCCATATCAGCTTTTAATAGTTTATCCTTTGATTCAACAATCTTGCTACGAAATACATCTATTTTAGACTTTAATTCCTTCGATTCAAGACATTCATTGTATTTTTCTAACATTTTAATACCATACGATGCCATAACATAACTAGGATTAGAACTTGTACAATTATTTATTATTTTAACTACACCATCAGGATTATCTTTTCCATCTTTTATTCTTGTACAACTAAAGATATCCTCGAATTCTTTAAGTATTTTTGAGTATTGTATAGGAGTATGATACTTTCTTTCCTTAACCATTACTTTTGATTTTAAAGCTTTTTTACACTCTTTGTCTTCCATTAGCCACTTAATGAGCATGAGAGGAGTTCGATTCGCCGCCTTTGAGAATGTTAAGTCTTTACAGTATACTTTTGCGGCGGATTCAATACCTTTTTCCCCATCTATAGATATAGAATAAGGATCATCATCGCCATAAAACTTAAATATTGATATAATAGAATTCTTTAATTGATAATTTGGTGTTTTACGGGCACAATAAACCATAAACTTATACATATCATAACCAGGTACCATAAAGTTAAGCATACCATGAGAAATATAATCATATGAACCTATATATTTCCCATCTATATAAGATGTCGCTGCTCCAAAATCAATCACTACTGGAATAAACTCTGGTTTATTAATAATATAACTATACATATCAAGTTGTGTGACTGGGTTATAGTCTCCCGTACCAATACGAACCATCACATTATCGGTATGTAAATCAAAATGAGTAAATCTAATCTCTCTTTGGGCAACTTCTAATGCTAAAAGTAGCTGAACAAATATAACTAGAAATTGACTAAAATCTAAACGCTCATTTTTTAATAAAGATTGCATTGATTCCCCAATTATTTTTTCATATAATACAAACGCTGTATTTTTTGATGAATCTTCAGAAGCCAATTCTCCTATTTTGGTTGGTTTTGGGTACAAAAATGCACCCAATGTATACACGAATGACGGTGTTAAATATCTCAGTTTATTTATAGCTTTGATACCAATAAAATACTCTCTAACCTTTGAGTCTACTCCTTTCGAATTTTGAGGAATCTTGATAATAACTTGTACATTGGATGACAAAAAATGGGTAATATATATAAGACCTTCTTTACTTTTGACTTGAAGATGCTCCATTTTTTTTACACAATCATTGATATTTTTGGTTAAACTATACAAACCTTTATCTCTGTTCTTCTTACTTGAACCAGATAAAAATAATGTGTCGATTAGATAGAACACCGCTTTCATATCTGAACCAGTTGGTGGGCATGTTTGGCTTAAAATCATACCTATACGCGAAGAAACCTCGTCTATATTATACATTTTTTCTTTCTTGTTTAATTTTTCATGTTTGCTATCTAAATCCAATTGTTCTGAAATGTACTGTCGTTGCTCACGTTCCATTTGATGTTTCACAAGAATAAAAACATGAAAAACTCTAAAAAAAAAATAAGATATATTACAATATTAGTTAGCAAAAGGGTTTACTCTATCAAATCTTCCATTCATGCTTTCCATCACTATACGGTTCATTTTGGCTTTCTCGGATTCTTGAGAATAATACATGTGGCTACGTTCTTTCATTGGAATTTTCCCAGGAATCGAATATCCACCTGCACTTATTTTTGGAGTCAATCTCGCTTCTCTAGAAGAATTATCTGAAATTCCTAACGAGTTTGGATTACTCTCGCAACTGGCAGAAGGGTTATTACGTTGCAATTCAATTTGATTATCGTAATCTGTTCTCTTATAAATTTTTTGATCTCCCACATTGGTAGTCGCAATGAAATTGGGTAGTGTACGTAAAAGAGTAATATCATCGTGAAAATATTTTGTTTGTTCTACACCAGAAATAGGTGCGTTGATTTTGTAATGAACAATATCATTATGAACAGGCATATTTGATAAATCTAAAATATCTTCAATGAAAGTATGATGAGCGTTAGAAGATACATTGCTACCTACAGAATGAACAAGTGAATCCTGAACAAATCTTCCTGTATCCATATCATTATCAGCCGTATAACCAATAGAAGAAATGTTACTTAATACAGATTGTGAAAGCGAGTCCTGTAAGAATCTTCCAGAATCTAATTCGTTGTTGTCAACGTAACCAATTAAAGAAATATTACTAGACGCAGGATGCGCGAGAGAGTCTTGTATAAACCTATCGCTATCAAATTCGCTATTATTTACATGTTGGACGTTTGATACGGCAGATTGTGCAGTAGAATGTAGAAGATCATTATTGATTTCTTTTGTAGGTTTACCCCAATGCCGCTGAGTGATATCCATTGTACGTACACCAGATGTAGCAGAATTCTTAATAGATGGTTGAATAGCGTACTTGACCTCAAAAGGTTTCTGAGCTTGAGTTTCAATATGATATACAGCTGTTGGTCGAACGAACGTTTTTAAAGTATGTGTTTTAACTTCCTTAGTATTTTCTGCTGATCCACATGATCTCAACTTACGAGAGAAATCTGTAAATCCAGCATTAGAATACGCATGTGTTAGAGTTCTAGGTAAGCGTGAGAGAGGTAAAAGATCTTCTTGTAACATAACGGGAGGCCTAAAAGCACCATCTTGCATGATCCTATAAGGAAGTTTTGCCGAACGTCCACCTCCTTCGGTAATCCCACCAGAAGATTGTCCACCGTTATTCCCAGAATTATCATACGAAACACTAACGAATGGATTAACACCACGAGCATATACTTGAATTGCCTCTGAAGATCTTCCATCGCTTTCTTCGATCATTTGTGTTATAGAACTAGTCTCACCTACTTTATGAATTCTTCTGGTTGTAATCGATTTGGGCGGATCCCTTAAAATATTCATATTTGTACCCCAACTGTCAACAGAAGGGAGATTTATCTTGCCGTGGTTGACTAGGCCTGAATAGCTTAAACCACCTGCTGCCATTTCTTTATTTACATTCAGTTTATTTTTTTAGCTTATTAAATAAATGAACCCTCCTCTATCAGAAACTAAAATTTGTGTTGAAAAAATATTTGCAGCTGATATACATGAAATAGATGAAATTAATTCTTCTATAAACAATCCAGGTCTACATAAGAAGTTGAAAGCCGCTTTTTTAACAAAAAAGATATGGCCTGCAGGTTCTGATATAACCATAGCTTTTTTAGGAAAAGGTGATAACGTAAAAAGAACAAATTTATCATCATCAACAAAAGAAGTAGATCCTCTTCAAAAAGAAGTTGAATCTCTATCTGTTCAGGATGCTATAAAAAAGATAGTATATGAACGTATTCAACCGATTGTTGATTTGAATTTTTCTTTTGTTGACCATCCATCTAAAGCTATAATCAGAATAAGCTTTGATAAAAATGCAGGAGCTTGGTCACTTGTTGGAACAGATAATTTGTTAAAAAAGGAAGGAGCCACAATGAATCTTGGGTGGTTTGATGTTCCTACAACGTTGCATGAGTTTGGGCATTTACTTGGACTTGTTCACGAGCATCAAAATCCAAAAGGTAAAAAGATTATGTGGGATGAACCAAAAGTTCTAGAATGGGCAAAAGAAACACAAGGTTGGTCAGATGATGTTACTAAAGAAAATATTATTAATAAGTATGAAGAAGATACTATCAATGGTGGCGATTTTGATCCTCTATCTATCATGCTTTACTTCTTTCCAAGTAGTCTAACTACAAATAATACAGGCACGGAACAAAATCTTCGTTTGAGCGGAGAGGATGTGGTCTGGCTTAATAAAATATATCACAAAGAAGATGGTGTAACTCCAGAAGAGTTTTATGAGAAGACTTACAAGACCTCGTTACAATCTTCTCTTGATAAAAGCAAAAAAATGGCAGCCGAATTTGGTGGAAGTGATACAAGTAAACCAAGCGATACTACTAGTAAACCAAGCGATACAAGCAACCCTAATACTATAAATAATATAGCGAATCAATTAAAATTAGATTGGAAAACAATCTCGATTGCATCAGCATTTGGTATATTTTTTGTTGTGATATTATTATTATGGTTTTTATTAAGATAAATAAATAGATATTTTCTAAAATTGAATTATATATAATATTTTTATCAAAGAAATAGAAAATGGATACATGCACCGTTTGCTGTGAATATACGACAAGTTATATCGTTTGTTCTTACTGTAAATTTCAAGCTTGTGAAACTTGTAATCAGAAATTTATCGAAGATAGACCAAGAGAACCGTTATGTATGAATTGTGGAAAAATATGGAGCCGAGAATTTGTTCTTAAAAACGTTAGACATAAGAAATGGTTCTTTCAACATATTGGAAAGTATATACTTGAACAAGAAAAAATGCTTCTTCCAGAAACACAGGAAGAAGCATCACTCATCTCTCATATACAAGAGTTATCACGTTGGATTAAGACACTTCCATCACAAGCACAATTAAAGCGTAAGTATAAAAGCCTTGGTACTGACGGTCTTAATAAAATAATAGAAGAAAAAAGGGATATACACTACAAAGCTATGGTAGCCATAAACTCTGTAAAAGAAAAGACAATTACTTATGGAAATATTCAAACAACTAAAGTTCGTAAAGAAAATCATTATATATTCAAGTGTCCAGGAGATTGTAGAGGATTTATCGCGGATAATTACAAATGTGGAACATGCAAATGTCTAGTATGTAAAAAATGCAGAGTACAGATAGATGAAGAAGGTTCAGAACATATTTGTAATGAAGATGACATAAAAAGTTCGGAACTAGTCTCCAGTTTAACTAAACCCTGTCCAAAATGCATGTCACCTATTCTTAAATCAGGTGGTTGCGATCAAATGTTTTGCGTATTATGTCACTCTGCGTTCAGCTGGGATACAGGAGAGATAGAGTCCGGAATTATTCATAATCCGCATTATTACGAATATTTATCTACTCTAACTACCAGAGATGTAGATATTGATGTTATAGCATGTGGAGAGATTCCTGATGCATTAACTTTTATGACAAAAGTTACAGCCGTAACACCATCTGGGGTTTTTTTGACAAAATTAAGCCAATTACATCGTATAGCAACACACATTAGATACGTTGTTTCTCCATCGTGGCAAGTCAATAAAGTAAAAGATAACATTGATATTCGTGTTCAATATCTACTTGAAGAGATTGATGAGTCTACATGGGAATCAAAATTACTATATCGAGAGAAAAAACGTATGAAGATAAATGCATTCCGCGATCTTATTCAATTAGTGATGACAATATTAGATGATTCTGTAAGACGCATATTTGCACTAGATATAAATAATATAGAAGAATGGCATATATCTTCAAGCCACATAATAGTTGAGGCTGTATCTCTAGGGAAATATTACCAATCATCTCTTGCAGATATTTGTAAAGTGTATGGAGGAGCTATACCTATTGAACTATCAAATGCATTCCGAATCTAAAAATAAATATATTCTAGAAAATCATTTATTTTATTATAATCTTTAATATAATAAAATAGAGAATGGCAAAAAAAGGAAAAGACGAAAAGAAAGATATCAGATGTTTCTGTTTCTGTTGTAAAAAGAGGGTTATACCTAAAGAAGGGTCAATATGCATTGATATATATAAAAATGGACGCTATGCATTGAGAGGCAAATGCCCTGAAAATAATTGCTCGTTGTCCAAGATCCTTAGTGATGAAACAGCAAAGAAGCTAAAGTGCAAATATCAAGATTGCCCTATCGATTCTGATGGTGGTATGGGTGCAGCTGAGGCAGGAGGTATATTTGCCCTTTTCGCCCTTCTAGCTGGTACACTTGCTTTTGCAGTTAAATCGGCTAAAAATTGCTAATTTTTTTCTTGTATTAAAAAAAAATACAAGAAGTTAGATTTAAATCAGTATTAATATATAATAAACAATGGATAATGAACTAGAATGCCCTATCTGTCTAAAAAATATATCTGATGGATTGTTCGTGTCTCATTGTCTTCACATTTTTTGTTTAGAATGTATACAAAAAGCTCTAGAATCTAAAAAATCGTGCCCACTTTGTCGTAAAAAACTTTATTATAGACCAGAGGGTCAGTATAACCATTGTTCTAGAAATATTAAAAGACAAGGAGGTCGCATTCAAACCAGATTTCAAAGATATCTAAGTGATGGAAGACATATTACATATACTGTTTATTTAATGGAAAATTTTGAAAATGGAAACAGATGGATGGAGAGTCGAGACGAGTCAGGTTTTATTGTTTCATCGTTACCATTCTGGATTAATAGTTTTTAATATTTAATCACAAATCTTTACCATAGATAAATGCAAAAACGAAATATAATATTTGCAGTTATGTTAGTATTAACCTTTTTATCTCTACTATTAAACATTTTTTCCTATTTTGGAATCATCAGATATCTATATTGTTACATAAAGAATTGCAAATCTGGTATAGAAAATTATAGTAAATTACCAAAAGC